ATTCCACATTTGTTGGTTTGCGGCAATGGCATATTCAGAAATTTTATTGTAAAGCCACATTGTATCACGGTTTTCGTGAATCCACGAAATTTCACTAATGCGATATTCATTCTCTGAATTATTAGGGTCCACACCGGTCAATCCTGGTTGTTTCGGGAAGTTTTCACTAAGTTGGTGAATTGCCTCAATTTCATCATTAGTGAAGGCATTAGTAAAATAGTAATAATTGTAGTGGTCTAAGTTTGTTCTGTGTTGAGCAATAAATGGAAATGATGCTGACATTTTTAATCTTTTTCTTTAATTATAATCATTATAGATGTATTATTCAATATCTGTAATGGCCAAGAAAAAAATTTTTGACGTAGTTTTTGTATTCAATGAATATGACCTTATTCAAGAAAGGATTAACTTGTTTAAAAACGAAGTTGAAAAGTTTGTGATATATGATTTTGGAGATGGGTGTAAAAATTTATCTAATGAAAAAGTTATACATATAAAGGCACCGCTTAGTTTTCTAAATGATGATTTTGATTTAATTTACGAAACAATAAAAATTTTGGACCGAAATAAAATTTACGTTGAAGATATTCTTTTGTTTTCAAAGGTTCATGAAATTCCAAATTTTGAAGTAATAAAATCAGAATCTAAAACTTTAGATAAACTACCAGTATTTTTCAGGCAAAAAAAAGTGTTTTGGAACACAAACTTTGTATCACCAAAAATTAACGTCTCTGCTTTTGCTTTGAAGTATTCGCATTACTTAAGTGAAAAAAAGGTTTGTTACGAGATGTTTCATCCGAAAGAACCTCTAACCATAAATTATATCACCTTAGATTGTGGTTGGCAATTTAATGGTTTTCAAAACAAATCTGATTTACAAAAATCAATAAAATTTTGGTATGGAAAAGAATTTACCGAAATTGAACTTGAAAACTTACACCAAAATTTATTGGATTTTGATTACAACCAATTGGTTACAGCAAACGTTGATGCTTCGATTGATTTTGAAAAATTCTCAACAAAAACTAAAGTAAGAGAATTGAAGAAAATATTAATTACAACCGACAAAATCAGTTTCAATTCTTATCAACGGGAAGCAGTTTTAATAGAAAAAAATCGTATTATAACTAATAATTCAATAACTTATGATTTTGTAACACCTTCAATAGAATATTATCAAGATGAAGATTTTGAATTAAGTTATTCTAAAAATGAAGTTTTTGCGGTATTAAAAAAACTTAATTTGTTTCAGGAAGATGTAATAACCATACAAAAAAAAGAAACTCTTGAAGAGGTCAATTTCACCTATCAAGAGTTCCTAAATGTAATTCCTTCTGATTTTATTTAGAATCTTGATATTCTATTAAACATTTCCAAAATTTGGGTTTTTTGTTGTTTGAAGTTTTCATCAAGCATTTCCTCATCATATTCTTCATCAAATTCACCATCTGCGGTATCAGAATAGGATTCACCGGAATCGGGACCTCCAGACATAAAGTTGTAAGAGTCTTGTTCTCCATCCATTTTTTCCTGACCATCGTATTCTTTATTCATCATCTTTTGCATTCTAGAAATCATTTCTCTAGCTTCAGGGTCAGTATCGTGTTGTGACTCATAATCCAACTCATCTTGTTGTGTTTGATACTCCTGATTCAAAGAATCAAAATCGCTTTTAGTTTCAAATTCTTCAGGCCCATCAGTATCAAAATCATATGCGGGGTCCATTTCATCATAATCTTCTTCCATAGATTTTTTGTAAAGATTTTTATGCATTCCTTCAAAAGTATCCTCGTCGTTTGAAGAACCCTGAACATAATCGAAACCAGCTTTCGGGTCCAAATCTTGTTGTACATCCAAATTTTGACCATAAAGGCCCTCATTGATTCCAACATTTGTAAATCCTTGGACTTTACCATTGTTACCAACAGTCATCCCTTTTTTGTCTTTGGCAAAATCTTGCACCATGAGAGGTGTTTGGTTTGTTTGAGATTGTCTTAGTGTGGCATAACCATCATAAGGTTTATTATGTTGGTTAAGGATATTATCCTTTTCAGCGTCGGATGGCGACCATATTGACATATATGACATATCGAAAATGTTTTATAATAAATAGTTTCTTTACCCCCTTTTTTTTAAGGTTCCTTTTTATTATACTTTTACCATGGATTTAGAAGAACTTTTTGAACAAGCTGAAGGGGCCGTTATTCTTGATGGCTTTAACGAAGCGATTATTGGAATTGTAGAGGAATTTGGTAATGGACCACGAATTCTTTATTCAAGAGATAAAATTATTTCTATCATGCAAGAAAGAGATGGGATGTCGGAAGAAGATGCCATCGAATTCTATGATTTCAATATTTTAGGCATGTACGCTGGAGAACAAAACCCTGTTATGCTTTATCAAACTTTAAATTAAAAAATTATGATTACACTTACTTTTAACACAACCAACAAAACTGTAAAAATAACAAATACAGACGATAAAAACATTTACGAATACTCAAATATTCCGACCGTTAAAGTTCGAGATGGGTTTTATGAGGTAATGCAAAAAGAAGCGTCTCTTACAGAAGAGATTCAAATTCCTATTTGTCGACTGCCAATTGCTAAAACACTAATGTTTATCAACAAATAACGAAAATGAATAAATTAGATTTAGATTACCAAAATTTGCTTCGAGATATATTAGATAATGGGGCAATAAAAGAAACAAGAAACGGAGGGACAATTAGTGTCTTTGGTCGTCAAATCAGACATAAAATGTCTGAAGGCTATCCTTTGATTACTACAAAGAAAATGGCATTCAAAACTATGGTAACTGAGTTACTATGGTTTCTTTCAGGGTCAACCAACATCAAGTATTTGGTTGAGAATGGGTGTCATATTTGGGATGGAGATGCATGGGCTAATTATTCAAAACAAATAATTGCAAATAATCTTCATCTTATGCCAGCAACTGATTTACCAAAATCAAAAGAAGAATTCATCAACAAAATCAAAACAGACGATGAGTTTGCTAAGAAGTGGGGTGAATTAGGACCAATCTATGGTAATCAATGGAGAAGTTGGGGTAGAAAGAATGTGGTAAATTATGATTTAGAAAATGTAAAAAGTTCTGACAAAGTTAAGGTTATGGACTTAATTCGTGATGGTGGTGATTATAGTAAATATAATGTTAAAGTAACATACCAAAATAATTCAATTGACCAAATCACAAACCTAATCAATGACCTTAAAACAAACCCAGACTCAAGACGTTTGATGGTTAATGCTTGGAATGTGGGGGAGTTGGATAAAATGACTTTACCTCCTTGTCATTATGGATTTCAAGTTTTTTCTCGAGAGTTGAGTAATGAAGAAAGAAACAAATGTAATTGGGACGTACCCAAAGAAGTATATCAAGGAATGACTGATGAACAATTAGATAGATTTGGAGTTCCTAAACGAGCAATCTCTTTAATGTGGTCACAGAGGTCGTGCGATTTACCACTTGGAATCCCAGCAAACATAATGTCTTATGCATTACTACTTATGATGATTGCTAAGCAAGTTAATATGGTTCCCGATGAATTGATTGGTAATTTAGGTGATTGTCACATCTACCTTAATCAAATTGATGGAGTTAAAGAACAACTAACTAGAGAACCATACGAACTGCCAACAGTGAAATTATTTGGTAGAATTGTAAATGATTTATCGGAATATACTTTAAATGACATTGTTTTGGAAAATTATCAGTGTCACCCTAAAATATATTTTCCACTTTCTAATTAATTCTTGGTTTAGAGTTTAATTTTTCTTGTTATGAATATATTTATAATAAAGAGAAATTATGATTGGGATATACAGAATAAAAAATAAAATAAATGATAAGTGTTATTACGGTTCTTCAAAAAATATTGAAAAAAGATGGAAAACACACTTAAATCAATTAAAAAATAAAAAACATATAAATAGTATTTTACAAAGGGCTTGGGATAAGTATGGCGAAAATAATTTTATTTTTGAAGTTGTTGAGGAGTGTAAATTAGAAAATTTATTTGAGGTAGAACAAAAATATATTGACACTTGTGGTGACTATAATATAGGTTTGAAAGCCAGCGGTGGAGATAATATAAGTAAAAATCCGAACAAGGAACAAATTGTTGAAAATATAAAAAAAGGTAGTAAGTTATGGAGAAATAGTTTATCGGATGAAGAAAAAAAAGAAAGGTTTTCAAAACCTTTAGACAAAAACCCAAATTGGAGAGGTGGTAGTTCATTTATTTATTGTAAATGTGGAAAGAGAATAGGTTATGGTCATACTCATTGTAATAAGTGTCGACCTAGAAATAAAGAGAATAATCCATTTTTTGGTAAAACACATTCTGAAGAACTCAGAAAAAAATTGAGCGAAAAAATGAAAGGCTCAAAACCCCGAAATAGTAAACCAATTTTTATAGATAATTTAGAATATGAAAGTTACAAACACGCATCAGATAAATTAAACATCCCAATTGTGACAATTAGATGGAGAGTATTAAGTAAAAATCCTAAATATAAAAATTATCATTACAAAGGAGAAGAAAAAATATTTTATTCCAACGAAGAACAAAAAGAAAGGTTGAGTAAACCGCAAAAAGGTAAACAGACATCTTTCAACAAACCATTTGTGATTGATGGAATCGAATACAGAACATTAAAAGAGGCGAATGAAAAATTAAATATTCATCAGATGACAATAAAAGGTAGATTACAGTCACCAAAATTTGAGAATTATAAATATAAAGATTAAATTATGAGAACAGAAAAAGAAGTCAGAGAAATGTATGAAAAAATGTTAAAACATACTGAATTATTGATGGATAAAGTTAGAAATCCAGATAAATATGATGATGTTAATATTGAAAATATACAGGAACACATTAATGGCGAGAATGAACAACATCATTTGAATGCATTGATAAAATGGATATTAAACGATTAAAAATAAAATATAAATTATGGAAAATTACAAATCAGACTACTACAACCCAAAAACATTTGAAAAATCAGAAATTGAAACTAAAATACCTGTTAATTTAGTTAACGAGGTAAACCAAACATTAAATAATATAGAAGGTTATATGATAACACCTACTATGATTAACCCAGAAGATAATTCTGTTGCATTTGGTATTATGGATATGAACGACAGAACACTAAAATATAAATTATCAATCACATCCACCTATTAAATTGCCGTTGTCAAACTGATTATAAACACTTTTAAGGGTATTTATAATTGTATGAGCCAAAAACCTCAAAATATTAATAATTTTATTGTCGAAAACGAAGTTCGTAATAATCTCAAGAACGAGCTACAATCCATTTATTCGCAAACAAAAGATATATTAAACGATTTAGATGAGATTTGGGACATCAATTTAAAGTTATTGACTTCGTGGGGAGCAGCTCTTGGTGGAATAATGCTTCCGGTTAAATCATGGATTGAAAAAGAATATCCAGAATTATCCTATGAAGAAGTTATATTAGTTTTAGCGGGTGCTATTGTTGGAGTGTATTATGATAATGAAACAACCATCAATAATATTGTACGAAAAATTAAATCTAAAAATTTGTTTGAAGAATTTAAGCAATCGTTCAAAATCAGTAAATTATTATCCAAAAGTTTAACAAACTTATTGAACGACTTTGGAATTTACGGTAATGAAAATTCTGACATGATTGGTTTAGCGTTTATTTTACCGTTGCTTGATGATTTAAAAAGTATCGTAAACCAAGGTAACATCAAACAAATTGCTAATGAAATAATTAATTCAGGAGTAATTTTAACTTCTAATTCACAGCTGAAATTCTTTCTCACCAAACTTTCGAAGTTTTCTGAGTAATTTTTCTTTCAAAAATTCAGAATTATTGAAATTGTGGTAAACCCCATACTTTTCAAACCACAAATTAACAGCTTCTTCTAGTTTTAAATTTGAATGGTTACATTGAAATTCAAAACCATAGTACTGAGCTTCAATTTCATGTTTTTGTAAATAATACAAATCATCGTCAATTTTATCCGAATTCGGAAATTTAAGACCATTCAATTCTTGAAGCCAATGCGTCATTTCATGAGCAATCACTTCTCCAATATTGGAAATTGTAGAGCAATCAATTAATTTTGAGCTTTTCAAAATTATCTTAATCGTTGCTTCATTATTGTAGTAATCACCAAGAACAATATTTGTGTCTAAAGTATTCACTTCTTCCCATTCGAATTCCACGATAAGGTCCTGACCAAAAAACTTATAAGTAAGTTCACCACCACAATCTTCCGGAAGATAATACAAACCAGCCGAGTTGTAAAATAAAATGGTTTCAATGTCGTCCAATACGCATTTGGCCGATTCAAAAAGTTCTGTTTTATTTATTTGTTTCAAAGTTGATAAATTATAGAACAAAAAAGTTGTTCAATCAACTTCCAGGATGGAAACTTTTAAATTGCCTTCGCCTTTTATCACTCTATGCCAAACTAATTTCGGAATGAATATTTCTTGGCCATCAAAAATTTTGTTTGGCAAACCATCTTCCAATTGAAATTGCCATCCACCGGCTTCTAAAACGGTTACATGCCTATCCTTGAGGTCGTAGTGCCACTTGAGCTCTTCCTCGTCAACCTCAAAAGAAAAATCTCTTTTTATTTTTCCCCCAACAATTTCTTGTTCAAAAGGAAAATTACCAGGAGTTTGATGAGGATAAACCAAGTTGTTTGGCAAATCTTCCGACATTGCAACTCCAGTAACCTGCTGTTGTTCTATCTTTCTTTTGGTCACACTTATGACGGGCTCTAAATGATTTAGCGGCTTTTTTGTTTGCATTTTTAACTCTTAAACCTGGGTCACCAAAGGTCACTTTATTTACATTACCCTTTGGAGATTTTACATAAACAGCAAACTTCTTGGGTCCACCAGGAGTTCTAAATGGTTTGTTCAAATCAACATTCTTACCACGATATTCAGCTTCATTGATTTTTTCTTCCATCACATAAACAGGCGCATCAAGATAAACAGTTTCCCCCATGAATTCAGCAGTTTTGCCGAGGTCTGATTCAACCATCAAAATATCTTCCTCATTTAATTCAATCAATTCCTTTTCCCAAAGATTCCGTACTTCATTAACTAAATTAAAATAACCATTTGAGTATACTCTAAAAACATTGTTGGTCAAAGATAAGTTGTTTTCAATATGGTATTGTAGATGTTCAGATACTTCAACACCCTCTTTTAACATAAGTGAAGGTTGTTGAAGTTCCTCCACAAATTCTCTCAATATACTTTTGATGTCCAACATAAAACCACTTTAAAGATAAATATTCAAATATTTATTTGTAGTATTCAATACAATTAATTATATTTGTGCTATGGAAAACACATTCGAGAATGAATTTAAGTGGGTTACCAAAGTTGTCAACTCCACTGTAAACTTGGAACAACTTGACAAATCCCGTAACTGTTATACTAATTTTCTTCGGAAACACAAGGGCGATTTAGACCGAAACCCTTTATTATATGAAACAGTTTCGAGTCAGTTCAACAACCTTTACTACGAGCGTTTCTTGGAACTTAAATAATTTTTTATTATCTTTGTTAAGAAAAAAATAAAGTTATGAAAAGAAAAGCTATTGATGTAAAATATCGTAAGACCTCAGAATCATTCCCTGAGTATTTGAAATATGAGGTCACCGTATTAAACCAGGACGGAACTACTGAAGTCATTCCTGCCTACGGCAAAGACCTTCAAGACGCCTTGTCTCGAATTGTCCATGATGAAAAGGTAAAAAAAATTACTAATAAAACTCGTAAAGTATCCATGTATGTTTGGATGGCATCCTGGTTTGGTTATTTGGGGGCTTTGAGTATGTGGTTTCAGCGTAGTGAAAACCCTGCAATTTTAATTGGTGGCTTGGGATTTGCGATTTTGACATTTGTGTTGGTGGCAATCTACTTAAAATTTCGAAACATCGAAAAGTAACTCACAATTATGGAACACAAAAAGCTAAACCCTTGGCGGAGATTTCTCTTGTTTTGGAAATTCGAATATCGTTACTATCCTAGAAACTTCATTGTTGGAATACTCAATTTATTTAAGTGGGGTCCAGTAATTTGGAAGGACCGTGATTGGGATGATTCTTTCTTCTTTGATATTCTTAAATTTAAAATCTCCAACATGGCAAAATTCCATGGTAGTAAAATGCCTTATTTGGGGTCTGAAAGAAATGTTGAGATTATGAATACCACAGTTAGATTGATTTACAAATTTCAGACAGAACATTATCGCCATGAATATTTAAACTACATTGATGATGATTATAGCTTTGATAAGATTGAGGGTTCCGACTGCTATGAAATGAAAATTGTGAATCTTCGTGATGACTTGGATGAATATTTTACCAAATATCCTCTTTTGAAAAACCGTGCGTATTATCAAAAAAACCCATCTGCCGCTAGTTTGGGAATTTCTATGGGAATTGTTCAGCACGAAAAAGCAAAACGTCTTATCTTTGAGCTTCTGATTCGTAATATTGAAAAATGGTGGGAATAATGAGAATTACTTTTATATCCGATACGCACAATAAGCATAATCAGTTAACTCACGTTCTTCCGGGGGGGGATTTAATAATCCATTCTGGAGATATAAGTTCAATGGGTTACAAACACGAAATTCAACAGTTCCTCAAATGGTTCAATGGTTTGGATAACTATACCCATAAGATTTTCATCGCTGGTAACCACGATTGGGGATTCCAAAAAAGTCCTGATATGTGCAGTGAGCTTATGGAGACGTACCCCAAGGTAACTTATTTGCAGGATAATCTCGAAGTTATTGGTGAGGATTATGACACTGCCGTAAAAATTTATGGTAGCCCTTGGCAACCTGAGTTTTATGACTGGGCTTTTAACCTCCCTAGAATGGGTGATGAACTCAAAGAAAAGTGGGATAATATCTCAGCTGATACTGACATATTAATTACCCATGGACCTTCCTGGGGTAACCTAGACACTGTATTAGGTAAGAATGTTCCTTTGGGATGTGAACTATTGACCAACAGGATTAAGGAGCTTAAACCCAAGATTCACGTATGCGGTCACATTCATACTGGCTATGGTTATAAGTTTGACGGAACAACCCATTTCTTCAATGCTTCGGTCTTGGATGAGGGGTATTATCAAACCCAAAAACCAATCACAGTGGATTGGAACCAGGAAACCAACGAAATGGATTTTGTAGAGTAAAAAAAGGGGGCCGAAGCCCCCTTTCATTTTTTACATACCATCGTCCGAACCACCTTTCTTACTGAAGATTTTACCAGCTTCAGCAATACCAAATGCTCCGAGGGTGATGATTACGAATGAGTTAAATACTGTGTCTGAGATAACGAGCTCTTGACCCATGATTCCAGTTACAATGTCAGCTATTGCTGCCAAACTCATTACTGAGAACGACATGAATCCAACGATAGTTTTTTCGTTGTAATCGTTCTTGTCTTTAAAAATGTCTTTGAATGCCATAATAGATTAGTGTTTCTAATAAATATTTGGAAACTCACCAATCTTTATTATCTTTTATAGATGCCCTTTATCAAGAGAGATTTTATAGAAGCCTTCGAGTTATTGCTCAACGCTCTTTATGGCGATAAAATCGCAGAATATTTTAGTGAGGGAACAAAAATAAAAATTAGGGATATTATATTCAGTCCGGTGAAAAATATCTGTATGATTGATTGTATTATTGTATTAGGTAAGGAGATTAATATATCCGGTACGGACGATTATACTTTTGTGAGTTATCTGGTCTACGAATTAGCTGAACTTGTAATAAGCGATTTTAAAGTAAACGTAATGATAAGTTATGATGTTTAGTATTAGTGGTCCGGAGTTTCTTTTTGGAGAAACTCTACTTTTACCGTCAGTGCGGCAACTTTTTCGGTGAGAAGTAAGATTGTCTCACGCATTTTTTCTTTTTCCTGGGAACTTTCTTTAAGCAAAGCTTCCAATTTGGTAATTCGGTCTCTACAATCTTGCTTGATAAAGTTTTCTTCGTCCTTTTTAAGCTCTATTCTGCGCTCGTAAAACTTCCAAGCACTGGTGGACCCTAAAA